AGTAAATATAGTTTACTCCGCTGCTCCAGTTGGAGTAGTAGATTATTACACAAAGGCTGAGATTGATGGTTTTAACTATGAAGAAAGTCATCCTAATTTCATAGAGGTTAATGCCTTATCGGATTTACCTACCCAAATAGGTGGGGTAATTACATTAGTAGCTGGATACACTTATTTAATTTTAAAACATTTAGATTTATTAGGTAATAGAATCGTTTGCAGTCAAGATACCGTAATTGTTGGCTGGAGTTCTGAGAATTGTTCTATTACTTCAACAGGGTTAAGTGCTGCAACTGCTTTAATTACTTCGGTATATTCTTTACCAATTAGAAATATATCTTTTACTCACGATTTAGTATTTGATTTGCAAGGGGATGGAACTACTACGGCTTTGGATTGGTTCGGGGTTAATTTACTTAATTGCGCAAGTGGTGGAACTATTAAAAACTATACTAATTTTGTTGTAGGGGATTCCGCTCTTTTAAATAGTGGCGGTTTTACTTTTGATGGAACTATTGGTACTGTTGCTTTTAGTAACTGTTTATTTGATTTAGCACCGACAAAAACTGCTATTAATGTTTTATCCACTTGTACTATTTCAAGACGATTGAGAATTATCTACTCTTCATTTGTAGTATTATCAGGAGAAACAGGAGTAAATTTTAGCACAAGTGCAACGGTATCAAGTGAAAGATACATTTTAGATACCGTTAATTTTAGCGGTGGGGGTACTTATACGTCAGGAGTTACATACACTGATAATAAGGCATTATTTGCTAATTGCGTGGGAATAAATAACACTTCTACACGCGGCTTTATGTATATGCTTAATAATGCTACTGATACAACTATCGGAGGAGGAAATGCAAACGTATGGCTTAAAGCTTCAGGAACAACAACAGCAGGTACGAATTCAAAGTTTACACACACAACTAACCGATTAACATACAACGGTGCTTTTGTAGGTTCTTTTTTAGTAACTTTAAATGCAACTGTAAGAAGTGGAGGAACAAACCAAAACATAAGTATTGGAGTGGCTAAAAACGGAACTATAATAGCGGAGAGTGAGGGCATAATTAGAACAGGAACTTCAAATACTGAACATGGCGGAAGTACTCAAGCGGTTTTGGAAATGACTTCTACTGACTACATTGAGTTATTTGTAAGAAATACAAGCACAACCGATGTAAGAGTAACAGACTTTAATTTTAATGTTATAAAAATACCAGTATAAAATGATAGGAACTAAGAAAATTAAAAAAGGACAAATAGAATCATACACTACTGCGGATGTTGCTGATAGTGTAGGGAAACGCTACCAGACTGAAAATCAAAATACTTTTAACGATGCAACTTCAAGTATTCAAACTCAATTAAATACCAAACAGACTTATCTAGTTAAGGATTCAGTCCCTACAAGCGCAATAACAGGAACAACATCAGTAACTCAAATAGGTGCAAGCATTTTAATACCAGCAAATACTTTTAGTGCAAATGATGTAATGATTTTAGATTCGTTAACCGTTTCCAAAACAGGGGTGGCAGGTACTTGTTCTTGGAGGTTATACCATAACACATCAGATACTTTAACAGGAGCTAGTTCCTTATGTAGCGCGTTTATGATAGCGACGCAAATAAATGGTAATATGCAAAGAGTGTTTGAAATAAATGGAGGTTTATTAAAAAATAGAATATTAGGTACTTCAAATAATTTCACAGACAAACAAGCTACGACCGCTGCGCCTTTATCAATATCTTTTAATCCAGCTATTGATAATTATTTTTTTAGAACTGTAGCGCTTTCGGTTGCGACAGATTCGGTTATTTCCACCCAATTAGTAATTTTAAAATAAAACAATATGCCTTTATACTCTATTTTAGATTCAGAAAATTACATCACTCATTGTATCATGAGTGATACTTGTCCGCCAAATGGCACGCCTTTATTAAACACGCAATTTGTTAAACCTCGTTTAGTTGGTGGCGTATTGGTTGAAACACACGTACCTACTGCTGATGAATTAATCGAAGCCGAGTTCTTAAAATACCAACAAAGGGAGCGTGATGGTATGGACGCTTATTTAAAGATAAGCGCTGAGTTCCGAGTGGCTAAAATTAGCGGTCAAATAAGTGAGGCTGAACATAAAGCTATTGAAGAACTTTTAATACCCGTAAGAAATGAAATTAGGGCGGGTCAATGGATTAGTGGTTTAATCAAATTGGAAACGTTAGGGGCGCAAAATATAGGGGTTACTTTATACGATAGATTACATTTACAAATCTCAAATTATATAGATCAATGTTACTAATTTTAGCGTGGATTTTATTCCTACCACTTTCAATCATTAATTACTTTTGTGTAAAGAATAAAAGAGGGTACTTCAAACAAAGTGCCTTAAATTTGGACAAGTACGGCAACCGAGAATTTAGGGCGTTTTTTAATAAGTTTTTTAAAAATGAAAATGGTTATCTATTTGGAAATGAAAGAGAAACAATATCTAGCGCACTTGGTAAGAATGAGCGTGACGGCACTTTGTCAAATTTTGGCAAAGTGATGGTAATGATTTTAGATAAATTAGATAAAAATCATTGTAAAAATTCTATCTTTGAACTATGAAAACAATTACTTCCTTATTTTTAGCTATAAGCCTATTTTTACTACCAATTAAAGGACTTATTTTGACAATGATATTATTTATTAGCTTAGACACAATTACCGCCTTATATGTAACGATTAAGCTAAAAGGTTGGAAATCGTTCCAAAGTACAAAGTTTTTTAATATCGTTGTAAAATCGTTCTTTTATTTAGCTTCTATTATTTTAGCCTTTACGATTGATAATTATATTTTCGAGGGTTCGATAATGGGAATTAAATTACTACTTGCGAAGTCTATGACTGCCGTATGGGTATTTAATGAGATTAAATCTTGCGATGAGAATAGCGTAAAATTAGGAAATAAACCATTTTTCGATATGATTAAAGAATTACTTAGTAAAATGAAACAACTTAAAAAAGACTTAAACGAAATTCAATAAATATGGATAAAATAACACTAGAAAGAATTGAGTTAGCACACCCGAAAATAAGGGAAGAACTTTTTGTACACTACAAAGAATGTAATAATAAACTACCAAAACACGTTAGGCTACGTTTTAGCCACGTTTATAGAAGTCCAGCAGAACAACATGAATTATTCAAAAAACGCCCTAAGGTTACAAATGCGGATGCGTGGCAATCAATACATAATTACGGGCTTGCTTTTGACATAGTTTTACTTTATGATAAAAATGGCGATGGTAATTTTGAAAGTGCTAGTTGGATAATTGATGAGCATTGGAACAGAGTAGCGGAATACTTTAAAGGTAAAGGTTATGAGTGGGGCGGTGATTGGAAAAAGTTTAAAGACGCTCCACATTTTCAGAAAACATTTGGTTTTGATTGGAAAGTTTTAAAACAAAGATTTGATAAAGGAATAATAATTACTAACAACGGGATAACATACCCAAAAATTTAAAATTATGGAAAAAGAATTGATTGAAAACTTATTGACCAACGCAGCTACAAAGTATAGCCAAAGCCCAGCAACTACAAACGCGGGGAGAATTTTAAGATTTATTGCGAAAATAGTTCCGGTAGGAGTTGTCGTTAAATTATTCGCGCATAAATTAAGTAAATAGTGTACCAGTCTATTTGAATTAGCTACCATTTAGAGCACTTATTTTAAAGCCGTTAAGAGATTAACGGTTTTTTTTATGTTAAAATTTAATTTCAAGTATTGTTTATCTAAATAAATGTTATATCTTTGTATAACAAAACAGATAAAAACACAAAAATTATGAGCTTTAACTACGACGATTGGAAAACAGGATTACACGATAGCGATAGTCCTATGAATAGAGAAACTTTTAAAGATGAGTTTATACCGCATTGGGATAACCTTTCAGAAGCCTACGAATCGGGTTATGAAAACGTATTCCACGCTAAAAGAAACGAAATTATAAATGAACTATGGATAGTTCACGAAGTCCTTAAAGTTACAGGGCACGGAATGAAAGGCAGAATAGAGTGTATAATCG